AAATAACATGTTGTTGTTGAGATGGGGTAGTCCCTAATATTGCTAAGAAATTCATATATTTTTTTTATATAAATATCCCCCAAACAAAAAAAGTGGTCATTAAGACCACTTTTAAATTAATTAACGTTTAAGTCAATTATTCAATAACTTCATCGATTTTACTTTCAGACACCGCAGTGATTCTCCAATCATGTGTGAACCCCTCGTATTTTTTTGTTACTTTCGCTTCAACGTCTGTAACTGAAAAACCTTTTACAAGTTTTTCTTCTCTGATTTTTTTAATCTTTCCTGAATTTTCATCAGGGAAATCGTACTGAATTTTTGCTACAAAATATTTTTCTTCCATAATTTTATTTTCCTAAAAAATCGTTCAATTTTTTCATTAAGTCAACTGATTTTTCAACATAATCATTTCCTTGTTTTGTTTTTATTTCTTCGTCTAAATTTTCCTCATACTTATTTCTGTCATCAGGATTTGAAAACAAATAAGCTCCTGGTGTAGATGGTGACGAAACTAAGTCAAAACATATAAGTTCAAAATCATCTTGAACTTCATTTCTTTCTCCAACTTTTTTAAGTGAACCAACCCCTCTTGATGATACTCCCATAGTAACACCTTGTCTCATTAAATTTGCTGCAATGTCTCCTTTTGTTGAAACAATTCCTCTTTCATGAAACCCTGGAGAAGTTAATAATTTTAACTTACCCATTAAGATATTTTTGTCCCACCAAATATCTGTGATAATGTGAGACACTCTATCTAAGTCAATAAGTGATGATTCAGGGTGATTTAATTCTGAAGTTGATAATCCTTTAGCAATGGATTGTTTATATCTTTCGGCTTCTCTTTTTAATATTCTTTCAGGATAAGTTCTACCGTTTCTATTTGGTGTATCGTATTTCTGAAGTACCGCGTAAAATTCGAAAGGATTTCTATAATCAAGATTTGTTGCTTCTTTTAATACTTCAATGTTACGAACATCGGTTGGGGAAACAAATCCAGCATCCATTTCAATCAATATACCATGACCAATCTCGCTGGCCTCTAAAATTCTTAAATTTTTCATCTAATCTTTTAAGATAAATATACCGTTTTGAATAGTTTATTGAGTAACTTCTTTTTTTGAGTTTGAAAATTCAAAGTATTTGTTTTGTATTACGTTATTTTTGTATACCGATTTTACTATAGTTTTTACTGAATCTTTAATTTCATTACATTTAAAATCCATTTCACATAAGGTATATAAGTTAATTTCTAAATTAAAAAAAGATTTTTTTCCTTTTGATATTCCACTTGTCCTTAGGTCTAAATCAACAATACTTTTTTCTTTAAATAGTTTTGGGTTTATGGATTCGAAAACAGAATGTTTTATTTCTCTTCCTAAGTTTGAAACAACTCTGTTCCAATTATCGTAGTCATCTTTTGGTGTTACCCACGATTGAATGTTAATGTATACCGATTTTAAATTTTTAGAATCAACAGTTCCATACACAGACTTAATGGGATTGAATAGGTTAAGCTTTACACTTTTTCCTTTTTTCATTAATGTTCATATTATATACGTTTATTTTGTTAATCAAAAAATACGACATATATACCTAATTGTCAAAATTTTTTTTAAATCGGAGATATTTCTAGAATATGTTAATAGTAAAAATCAACCAAGGGGAAAATCTTGAGAGAGCTCTTAAGACCCTAAAATCAAAAGTAATCAAAACAAAACAAACTCAAAAGTTGTTTGAGAAAAAAGAGTATACAAAAAAATCTGTACTTAGAAGAGCACAGATTTTAAAGGCAAAATACATACAACGCAAAAATTCAGAATTAAATTGATTCTTCTAAATTCTTTAATTTTAAAAAGTTAAGTTGGTCAAACTTCTCGAGTTTAACTTTGTCTATAGTTTCAGAAATTCTTGTTTTCATTTCTTCAGCTTCTTCTTTTTCTAAAATATTATTTAATTTAGAAATTGCACTTTCACGAATAGTTTCAAATTTAGTTTCTAAAACTTTTGTATCTTCAGACACTAATTGAAAAAATTCTTTTTTAGAGTTTTCATCTAATGTTTCTATATAATTTCTAATGGTTTGGTTTGCAACCGTAACCATAGAACTTATTGGAATATTCACACTTTCCTTAATTGATTCTTTATTAGATGTTAGAATTTTAATTAGGTTCTTTTTAGCATTAACCCTTTCAACTAAATTAATTCTTTGGCTATAAACTAAAGTATCAATATCCGAATAATTATTTTCAGTTTTTTCAGAAACGTTTGACGGAAGTTTTACTGTTGGTAACACTTTGTTTAAAATATTGATTCCCTCTTCAATAAAATATTTAGCGTCCTGTTCACTTAAACCTTGTGGAGTACTTAACTGGTCGTATATAGTATACGCCTTAGACATAGATTTATTACTCAAAACATTGTGTTTGAATTCTCTCAATGTCTTCTTGAATTCCTTTTCATTTTTGTAGGACTCCAAAAGATTTTTTTCAATAAGGGATTTTACGGCTCCAAAGGTCATTTTGTTCTTTTTCAAATAAATATTATGAATTTAATAACTTATCCAATTCTTTTGAAATTTCTCCTAAAGAATCTTGTCCGTGACCTAAATTTATCATTTCCGCCCCCTCAATTAGATTATTTTCAACCAAAATATTAAGGTCTTTCATTTTTGATTCTGGTGTTACTTCTCCTCCTGCTGGTGGAGCTTCAGCTGGTGGGGCTTCAGGTAATGGAGGTTCTCCTCCTGATAAATCACCTCCACCAAATGATGGTGGTGGTGCCAATTCTTCACCTCCATCAGGAGTTGTTGCCGCTCCTGCACTTGGTGTTGCACCTGTTGCACTTCCATAAAGTTTATCAATATTATCAAATAAACCTGTCTTGGTAATAACAGTAGGTGTTGCCTTAAGTTCTTCCCCAACCGCTCTTTCAATTCTTTGTTGTTGTAAGTCAAGACGAACTTCTTCATCAGACCAACCAAAGATATGTTTCTTAGCCCATGTAGATGAAGTTGCCTGAATACCGTTTCCTGGGTCAGCAACCAAATCTTTGTATAACAATACCTTTTCTTTCCAAACATCAATTTTTAATAAATCCGCTTGAGTTGATGGATTTGTTAATCCTATTGTAAAGTTTGATAATTCATCTTCAAATCCTAATAAAAATAAGTGAACGATTGCAATTTTGTTCAACTCTGCTAACATACTCTTTTGGATTCTGTTGATTGTACGAGCGAATCTAATGTCTTGTAGTGCCAAGTTTTTACCATCACCAACAACTTCCTCAAATCCTAAGAATGCCTTAGGTACACGAAGAGCAGTTAATAGTTTCTTTTGGATATATTCAATATCTGCAATTTCAGATAGGTTAGTTGCACCAGGTAATGTTGTAATTGGGTCTGGTGCTGCTGGGTCACGTACAGGGATGAAGTAATCTTGGTCAACCGCCATTTGGTTGAATCTCATATCTACATTACCTGTCTTACTATCTACAATTTGCTCTCTTTTAAATTTGTTGGCAACACGTTGTACATATGCTTCAACATCATCGTCATTCATATTTCCAACAAATACCTTGAACATTCTTCTTTCAGGTGCTCTTGATGTACGATAAATCAACATCGCGTCTTCCGATAATAAAAGTTGTTTCCAAATTCTTCTTGCTTTTTCCAACATAGAAGTACCATAAGGAAGTTTTCTATCATCACCCAATAATCTAAAGTGAGCAATTTCCCATGATTGGAATTCCATGTTTTTGTTCTTCCAAGTGAAATGTAGAGCCTTTCTATCCTTATCAACTTCTTGTTTTACGTCCGTTGCAATTTTACCACTTGCACCTACCTCATGTCTTTCAATTTCAATTGTAGGTAATTGTTGTACTCCAACAATTCCTTTTTCAGGGTCTAATTTTAAATAAACAAAGTTATCACCGTACTTACAAGTGTTTCTAGTCCACATTGGTAAGTTAGTGTTGATGTCTAAGGCGTTGTTAAATAAGTCGGCCAACACACCTTTAATTCTTTTTGATTCTGAATATATCTGTAAGATGAATCCATCTTCATTAGTGGTTGTTGATTCCTCAGCGTAGATATCTAATGCGGCAGAAATCTCAGGAGTATACTCCATTGATTCATAATCATACTGAGCCGATAATCTTGTTGGTTCATAATAAATTGCTTGTGAATAAAGGTTGTTTTCTACCTTTGTCCACTGATTAGTAAGATAATAAGTTTGTTGTGCCTGAAGTTTTTCTTTCTCGTATTCTTCTCTACTTTTTGTGCGTAGAAGTTCCTTTTTATCAAACTTGAATGTTGGATAATCCTGTTGTAAAAGTGAGTTCGGTCCAAATGTTTGTGACAGTCGTTGCCAAACCGTCATATTCTGTTCTGCCATATTATAAGTTTACTTATTACCTTGATAATATAAATAGTTATTTGGCACCAAATAACCACCCATATTTTTGGTAATCGGCTTTGGACGCCCCGTTATTCGTAAGGTGGGGGTCTCTTCCCATTTGGGGAACCATCGGATTAAAAAATTCTGACGTGTTTTTATTTTCACTCATAACAGTAGACCATGAATTCAACATTGCCTTTGTATGATTAACAACTTTACTTAAAGACGCAAATGATTTTTCTGCAATGTATATTGCCATAGATAAACCCATTATACAGTCATCGTGTTGTCCTTTTTGGTGGTCAGGTCTTCCGTTTATGTAAACAAAAGTATTCATTTCGTTGTAAGTCCTATGAGAATATATTTTAAACCCGTGTCTAACCGCTTCCTCAAATGCCGCAATAATTTGAACCCTTTTTGTGTTAAAATTAATACCAGGTATTTTGTCATTAATTTTTGGGTCCCATTTCCATTTGTTTGTTGTATCAACACCATCAACATATAATCCCCCTTCGTATTGAAGTTCTTGCATTTTTCTTGCGGTTGAAACTCCCATACCACCTGTAATATCAATTACACAATAAGCATTATACATTGTACCCCACTTGTAGGCAATTTCAGCTAATATATCTGGAGGTATTTTTCCAACATATTCAAAAACTTGTTCTCTATCGTCAAAATCAATAATTTCTATTGATGAAAAATCTTCTGAATCTCCTCTTGAAACGTCGACACCCATTACGTACTTATGTCCATTAACTGGTTCTTTAAAAATCCACAAGGAATTACCCATCAATTTTGCTTGAGGGTCTCTTAATTGATTTTTAGAAATATTCTGCATTAACTCAGAATCAAATACGTTATCCCCTGAACCCAAGAAATTACATTCCAACTCCTGAGCCACTTTACGTCTATCGTATTTAAGTTTTTTTACCATACTCTCAAACCATGAAGAACACGGTTTGTACCCTTGCTCAACATAATTTTTTACAACACTATGGTCTCTCTCATATGGATTATCCATAGATAAGTCTATCAAAACATCAACTGGATAATCTTCCCTGTTCAATAGATAATGAACTAAATCATTTGTCTTAACCATGTAAAGGTCTTTTGTATATCGAGGGTCTCTGAACCAAAACATTTCAGAGATTTTGAAATCGTTCATACCTCGTAAGGCTTGGTCATAAATTTCGTAATAGATTGGGTCGTAACCGTTTGGTGTGGATACAACAATAACTTTACCTCCCGTTGATAGTGAGGCCATACACGCTGACCAGAAATCTCCGTCAGCCTCGATAAACGCCGCCTCATCAAAAATAAGAATGGTTGGGGTATATCCCCTCAAAGCATCTTTTGAAGTTGCAACCGCCTTAACTTCACATCCGTTGTTAAGTTTAAAGTGTCTTTGTGAATTTTTTTCCACAGAGAATCCAATACCAACCCAAGCAGGCCATTGTTCTGTAAAACTTCTAACCTTATTTGCCATCTCCATGGAGGTATCCAACTTGTTGGCAATGATTAGAATTTTTTCAGGTTTTTCTTTTCTTGCAAATGCAAGTTTTTTTGACGCCCAAGCGGCTGTAACTGTAGATACACCTGCCTGACGATACTTCAAGGCGATGTTTTCGTTGTAGTTTTCGTAATCTTCTAATAGGGAAACTTGGTCTGGAAATAAATCCAATGGAACATACTTAGAGACTGTGTTGTCGTATGTTTGTAAATAAGTACGAAGTGCGTAAGGAGTACTCCTCATACACTTCGTATATTCTATAATTAATTGTTCTTTAGTCACACATTTAGTTATTTAGGTCTCGATATACCTAAACCGCTAAAGAAATCATCAAGTCCATCGTCCTCGTCATCATCGTCTGAATCACCAGGTCCTAAACTACCTAAGAAATCACTCATTTCTTCATCGTCATTACTTTGTTTGTAGTCGTCGTACTCGGTTTTAAGTTGTTGAGCTTCTCTCATAATTTCTTTGAATTTTGAAGTTGCTTTTCTAACTTTTGATTCATCCTCTGAAATTGCAAGTCCGATTAATTCTAAAAACTCTTCGGCTGGTATCTGGTATAATACAGTGTGAAACCAGTTTATCAGGCCCTTGTTTGATTCTGAATACATTTCATCAGGTAATGCAAACCTGATTTTTTCAACAATCTCAGGACCTATTCTAAGTTGCATAGGTTCGTTTGACAGGAGGTCTGTTTGACCCATAACTCTTTGAGCCATTTCAGGGTCTTGAGGTAATCCATATCTACCTTTTGCTTCTTCAATACCTTTAATAATTTCATGACATAGGATAGGAAAAATCATACCGTCGGCAATAATTTTAGTGTTTGAAGATTCTCCTCCCTCATCATCGCCACTTTCTTCTTCATCATCATTGTCTTCAAGTTTAACTTTTCCAGCAACACCTTGACCACTTTGACTCATCATTTCAATCATTTGTTCCATACTAAAATACATGAAATCGTTGATTGCCATAATACCCAAATAATCTCTGTACAAAGAAGGGTTGATTGCGTCTAATCTTGCTTTGACATCAGGTTTTTGAAAAATATAATGTCCTTTCTTTGCAGCTCCTTGAACAATTGCGTTGATGATATTTCTCTTATGTTTTTCTAATTCTAAAATTTCCTCGTCGGTCAAATCTTCAACATCGAACGATGGAATTTCTGGCATCTCAGGTTTTTCTTTTTTCTCAGGTTTTTCTTCTTGATATCTAAAGTCAGAAGTATCGATACCATCTCTATTCAATCTAGCCTCAATTTCAAACCAATCCTCAGGAACCTCAGTTTCTTCTAATGAAGCCTCCTTTGCTAAATCTTCCAACTCTTCTCTATGTGCCGCCTCAATTCTCATAATTGCAGGAAGTTTTCTCATCATTTCTTGGTAAACCATACCTTGAACTTGTTGAGAACTAATATCTTCTATACCTGTAACTTGTTTTAATTTGTCCGCAACTTTTCCAAATCTTGAACTAACTAATCTTTGTACATCCTGTGCACCTTTTTTCATGGCAGGATTCTGAGCGTATAAACTTTCAGGGCTAGCTAATTTTCTTTCTAACCTTGGGTCCATTCTTTCAGGTCTGTCCCCGTAATTTATTTGTTCTTTAATCTTTGCCATTTTATTTTTTCAATAGGTTTAAAATTACGTCAATCACTTTATCCTTAGCGTCTTCAGGAGAAATCTTTCCTGCCTTAGGTGCTGGGTTTACTCCAGGGTTTGGATTTTGACCAGGATGTTTTGGTCTTGGTCTTGTACCTGGTTTTGTAGTTGGTTTTGTTGCTGGTTTTGTTGGTGCCGTAGCAGGACCTTGTTCAGACAAATGTCTTATCAAATCACCCTTGGTGATTCTTGGAGGTAAGTTTTTTTCTACTATTTTCATAATTTGAGATTCAATAAACAAAGATACAGGATTTTTTCCTTCTCCCAACTGTTTTTTTACTTCTTTTACACATCTTTCCCATTTTCTAGATTTTTTTGGTCCAACTTGGGAATGACAAATAGCCCATGGGTTTGGTTTGTTTTTCTTTGCTTCAGACATTCCCATCATATTTCTGTTATCATCCGAATCATCATCCATTCCATCAGGTGCCATATCATTAGCATCATGAGGGGCTTCTTGACCTGTAAGATTTTGTAGTGCGTCTGCACCTAAAGCGTTTTTGTCTGTAACATCATCTGTTTCAGTTTCTTTCATTTCACCCTCTTCCGCAGTAACCATAACTTCTTTTGTGTTAGGGTCTTGTGAAACAACAACATTACCTATTTTACCACCTTTAGGTCCTACTTTATAAGTTTTTTTAGCGGGTATTTCAGTAACTTGTTCTGATATGAACAATTTTGTGTGAAGAGTTTCGACTTGTGATTCTGTTAACTTACTAACAGTTTTTGCGGACAATCCTTTTTCGATCAGCTCCAAAGCTTTTTTGTTAATTTTCATATACAACTTTCTTTTCGAATTCTAATACCAAATCTCTTTCATAGAGTTTGTCTTTTATTTCTTGTTCGGAAATTCCAAATCTGAAAACCATTCTTTTTTGGTTATCTTCATTTTCAATTTCCCAGGCTAAAGCAATGACATCATCCATTACATCTTCCATAGAAAAAAAATCGGAGTCCTGAATCAATTCCAATTTTAAATTAGTATTTCTCAGAACTCCTACTTTTTTTATGTAATGTAAATCGGGAGGACTTGGATATCCGTTAGACGGTTTACTATCCCAATCATCTCCCCATACATTCAAATCATCAGAGAAAATGAATTCGTAAAGATTTTGTCCCTTATAATCAGACCCTAATCCATTTACGTATATCAGTTTACTCATAGAATAACTCCTTCAGGGGAAATTCTAACTTCTCCACCTTTATTTTCAAATACTAAGTTTTTCTTATTTGTTTTTCCAATAACTTTAGCTGTTGCATTTTTTTTCAAAAATTTTTCAGCCGCCAATTCTTGTTCAATAGTTTCAGTAAGTTTTACAATTTCTTTCATTTGTCTATCAAAATCCAAAACTGACTTAGTTCTTCTTGTCATTTGTTTTTCTTTGGTTTCCAAAATTTCTTTTTTTGTTACTTCGAAATATTTTGAAATAACTTTGTCAACTTTGGATTCTCCAAAAATACTATCGATGATTGCTCCATTACCGTAATCTTCTTCATCTTCATCAGTTTCACCCATCTTTGAAGAAATGTATGAAGCTACCATCGGTGCTGCGATTCTGGCCACAGTTCCCCAACTTTCACCCATTTCCTCTTCTCCCATTTCACCTTCCACAGGTATATCCATATCAGCTTGAATATCTTCAACCTCACTGTCGTCAGTCAAATCTTCTCCACCCATATCATCTCCTCCAAGATCTTCAGATTCTTCGTCGAACTTAGACATGATATCTTCTTTATCTTCTTCAGATAGAGAACCTAAATTTAGGGAAGATAAAACCATGTTGATAACATACTTTATGTCTTCAGATGTCATTCCTTCTTCACCATCCAAAGTTCTGATTTTCTGAGTCAATTTACCTGTTAATTTTTGAATAGTCTTGAAAGTAACTTTTTCACTCTCAGAGCCAGGGCCTTCGACATCAACAGTTGCATCAACATCGATTTCAGCTTCGGGTTCCATTCCTCCCATGTCCATACCCATATCTCCTCCTTCAGCGTCCATAGGCATTTCTTCAGTTGGTGATGGAGGTAGTTCAGGTGATGGGACTGCAGGTGGTGCGGCTGGTACTTCAGCGGCAGGTGCTGGAGCTGGTGCGGGTTTTGGAGTTTTCAAAGTAAACTTTTTTTGTTCACCAAACAAAGAAACACCTTCTTCGTTTTCGTTTAACCTGTTTAATTCACCAGCAACTAAGTTCAATCTCTTGAACGCCTGAGAATATGAAGTATAGTATTTTCTATTCTTCATTGGCTCGATATATTCACTTTGAGATTCAGAAATAGTTTTCTTGATGATGTAACCTTGTCTTTCTTTAACAATTTCGTATTTGTTACCATCAGCCAAAGAAATTGAATATTCTGACCTAGCCGTTTCATTCATATTTGATGGTATTACTTCGTTGAAACGAGCAATTTCCATAATTCTTTTTATCTTTTCTTGTCCAGTTAATTTCTCACTGCCAAGTGGTTTCAAATCTCCCATATTATAATTTATTTTTTTCTATTTTTTTAATTATTCAACCCTTGGAATCCACCCAAAGATATTGCGTTTAATTGAATGATTGTAACATTCCCCTCTTCACTTGTCATTACCTGATAAGGAACTGTAGATCCTGATGGTGCAGTTCCACCACTAAATGAACCTAACATATCCAAAGTATATTCATATTGGGCATTCACATAAATAGTGTAACCTGAGGTCACACTCGGAGTCGGTGTTGATGTTGGAGTTGATGCTGGAGTACCAGTCGGAGTTGGAGTCACGGCCGCAGTTCCTGTAGGGGATGCTGTTATACTTGGTGTTGGTGTGTTAGTTGCTGTGTTAGTTGGTGTTGATGTTTGTGTCGTAGTAACACTTGGTGTTGGAGTTCGGGTTGCAGTCGCAGTATTAGTTGGTGTTTGAGTTTGTGTTGCCGTATTAGTTGGTGTCTGTGTTGTAGTCGGAGTTGGTGTGACAGCAGCAGTTCCAGTCTGTGTTGGCGTAGGTGTTTGTGTTGAAGTTGTAGTTGGTGTTGGAGTGTTTGATGCTGTAGGGGTTGGAGTAATATCTCCAATACATTCTAAACAAGTGTTCCAAGGCCCATTGAAAATTGTTACTGTCAGTGCTAAAGGAGTTACAATTCCATCTGCAACAGTAAAACATTCGTGACTACCGTCTTCAAATGATAAATCATAAATTTTATTATTCACCAAACTACCTATAATTTTAGCGTAAATTGTTTCACCTCCCTCACATGGAGTTATAATGTAATACGAAAATGGTAATGGCGATTTTGTTGGAGTGGAGGTGTTAGTTGGAGTCACACTTGGAGTAACAGTTTGTGTTGCGGTATTTGTTGGAGTCGGTGTGTTAGTTGCAGTGTTTGTAGGGGTAGCAGTATTTGTCGGTGTTACTGTTGGAGTTGAGGTATTTGTTGGGGTCTGAGTATTTGTTGGAGTTAAGGTATTAGTTGGAGTCGCGGTATTAGTTGGAGTTTGTGTATTAGTTGGAGTTTGTGTTGGAGTTGCGGTATTTGAAGCGGTTGGAGTTGGTGTAATATCTCCCAAACAATCAATGCAATTATTCCAAGGTCCATTAAAAATTGTTGCAGTCAGTGCCAAAGGAGTATCAACACCTGGCTCAATTGAGTAACATCCATTACCCCCACCGTCAATGATTAAATCATAGGTTTTACCCTGAATAAGGTTTTCCTCTGACTTAATATATAATTGTGTTGAGGAATTACAAGATGATGCAATATAAAAACTGAAAGCCATTTAATTTTTTCTTTATAAATATACGAATATTCACATTTATTTAATTATTGATAGGTCTCTTCTAATTTTCTCTCAATGGACAACTCTTTATCCAACGCTTTGTTAGAACTATCAAACAATTTTTGTATATGTCCTGATCTTCTCAAAAATTTAAAAACCAAATTTTCGTAGGATAATTCACCCTCTTTTTCTAACCCCGATTTCCTATAATCTTTTAGTTTGTCTTTGATTAAATCGATCGTTTTTTGATCATCTTGAGTATCTTTTGATTCAATTACCTTATCAATTTTTTCAGTCCAGTTTTTGATTTTTTTCTCTAAAACAACTTTATCAATTTCATTTTTGAATTTTTTGGGTTTGTCAATCCATTCATTATTCATGACTGAATAGACACCTGACGCGAAATGTGGTTCTTCACTATCTTGAGAATAAAGTTCAACGTCATATCCAAAAATTTTGATATCGTGTTTGTCATTGAAAATTTGTTTTTTCAAATTGAATAACTCCTTGTATAAAGTAGCTTCATCTTCATACTGTTGGAAATCAATAATTACGTGTAAATCAAAATCGGAGAATTCGGACCAATTGAAATTAGCTAACGAACCAGTGAGAACTATGTCTTCAACAAAAACCTCGTCTCCTAAATAATCTATAAATTCTTGAGCAATTCTCATCAAACCTTTGTGAACCTTTGGTATCATGGTTGCTTTTTGAGGGTCATCGGGTGACTCCCAAATTTTTGGGTTTAATGTTTCCCTAACAGAAAAACTGTCAAGTATTTGTTGGAATTTGCTCATCCTTATAAATATTAGATTTTTTTATACTTGAAAGCTTTAGATATTTCTGTAACAAAAAATTTCCCTTGTGATTCGGATAATCTAAACTTTGTATAAGTTTGATGAGGGACATCATCATATTCATACTTGAAACCGTTATTAAATTCTACTACAAGTTTTTTGGTTTCAGTATCGTATACCGTTTTTTTTATGTTGGACGATTTGATTTCATTCAAAATCTTTGTCCCCTGTATCTCTTCTTTCAGTATCGCCATCTCTGAGTGGTGTTAATTCGTTTATTTTTAATAATTTTGGCATGATAAAATCCGAGACTTCATCTTTTGTAACTTTGAATCCGTAATGTTGAAGGAATCTAACAACTTCATTAAATTCATTATTGAACTTTTCTTGCAGACTCATCATCTTGAAAGTGTATGTTGGTGGATTGTCCAACTCATCTTCACTGAACCCCATTTCCTGTAAATGTTGTCTTAAGGTCAAATAAATGTCCAAGAGATCTCTTAAAAGAGAAGAATATGTTAGATATTTTTCGAAAGGTTTCATAATTATAAATATTATGTAAAGTTTTCTTTTACAAAATAAAAAACTCTCACCAAAAGTGAGAGTTTTTCAATTATTTTAGTTTTCTTAACTGATCCCTAATTTCAATCGATTTTTCAAAGTTTTGTTCTTCGATTGATTTTTTGAGGTCCTCTTCAAGTTTGTCGATTTCCTTTTGGTTAGATTCCAATTTTTTGATTTGGTCTCTTAGTTCAACCGCTTTTTCAAAATCTTCATTTTCAATTGCGATTTCAAGTTGTTGTTTCAAATTTTTTGAAGTTGGGTTTGTTTTAGCGTTGTCGTAGTAATACGTAGTTATTTTCATTGTTCCGTCATCTGAAACTTTAGTTTGAGTTTTCCACTCACCGTTAGATGGGGTTAATTGATTGAACATTTCGTCGAATGCTCTAAAGATGTCGTTATAAGATCTTCTGTTACCAAACATAATTTTAGTTTTTTGTTTTAAGTTTATTTGTTATCTTTGTATTCAAGATTGATGCCCACACAAATATTATGACAATATGTCATAAAAATCAACCAAATTTGAAAATAATATGACAAGGTGTCTGATTATTTGGATAAGAATAAATTTTGATATTACTTTGTAAAAAAAAACTATGAACGACTTAATGGACGACGAAGACAAAATGATGAGTAAAAAACAGAGATCCACTCAAGAAAGTAGAACTCCTGTACTCGATAACTTCAGTAGAGACCTTAATAAACTAGCTGAAGATGGTAAGTTGGACCCTGTGATTGGGAGAGATCGAGAGATTCTAAGAATTGCTCAAATTTTATCTCGAAGAAAAAAAAATAACCCAATTATCATAGGAGAACCTGGTTGTGGTAAAACCGCGATTGTCGAGGGTTTAGCAATGAAAATTGTTAGTGGTGAATGTCCACGAAATCTATTGGACAAAAGATTGGTAAATCTTGACCTTACTTCAGTTGTTGCGGGCACAAAATACCGTGGACAATTTGAAGAAAGAATGAAAGTCATAATCGAAGAACTACAGGCGAACCCTAACATCATTGTTTTCATTGATGAGATTCATACATTGGTTGGATCTGGTAATTCTGCAGGATCTATGGATGGATCTAACATCTTCAAACCAGCACTATCTCGTGGCGAAATTCAAATCGTCGGTGCAACAACTTTGGATGAGTTCCGAAAAAACATCGAAAAGGATGGAGCATTGGAAAGACGATTCCAAAAAATTATTGTTGAACCTTCCACCGTTGTTGAGACAATACAAATTCTAAAGAATGTTAGAGACAAATATGAGTCATACCATAAAGTTAGTTATTCGGACGAAGTGGTTGAAACTTGTGTGAAACTTGCTGATCGATACATCACAGACAGAGAATTTCCTGATAAGGCATTTGACATCTTAGATGAGGTTGGGGCTCGTATGCAAACTGAGTTGAAGATCCCTGATTCAATCGAGGAACTCAAGAAGAAAGCAGCTGAACTTAGACAACAAAAGTTGGACGTAGTTAAGAAACAAAACTACGAACAAGCCGCTCAACTGAGAGATAAAGAAAAAAAGTTGTTGGACAAGTTGGATCAAGAAAAAAAGAAATTTGAAGAACAACTATCTAAAGACAAACAAAAAGTAAATTTGGAGGATGTTTACGATGTTGTTTCCAACATGACTAAAATTCCTGTCAACAAAATGTCTGTGGATGATACCAAAGCATTGTTGAATTTGGATAAACATATTGTTGGGACTGTGATTGGTCAGGATGCCGCTGTTATCAAAGTCGCAAAATCCATCAAAAGAAATCGACTTGGTATCAAAGATCCTAATCGTCCAATTGGTTCGTTTGTTTTCTTGGGATCTACGGGGGTTGGTAAAACTCACTTAGCGAAACAACTTGCAAAAGAAATGTTCGGTAGTGAGGAAGCTTTGATTCGTGTAGATATGTCCGAATATCAAGAAAAACACACCGTATCCAAATTGGTTGGAGCACCTCCAGGTTATGTTGGTTATGAAGAAGGTGGACTTTTGACTGAAAAAGTTAAGAACAAACCTTACTCTGTTATCTTGTTTGATGAGGTTGAGAAAGCTCACAAAGATGTATTCACCGTATTACTTCAAATCTTGGATGATGGGCACGTTACAGATAGTTTAGGTAGAAAGATCAATTTCAAAAATACTTTGATCATCCTTACTTCAAATCTTGGCGTGAAAAAACTACAAGATTTCGGAACCGGTATTGGATTTTCCAACAACTCATACAGTAACGAAGAAGCGAAAAAAGAAATCTTGATGAAAGAGATGAAAAATTTCTTTTCTCCTGAGTTTATCAATCGTATCGATGATACCATTGTATTCAATTCTCTTTCTCAAGATGATATCAAGAAAATCACCGATATCGAACTTAAGAAGTTGATGAAGCGTCTCGAAGAAATGAAGTATAAAATTTCTTATGATGAATCTTTGGTTGAATATCTATCCAAAATCGGATACGATGAAGTATATGGAGCTAGACCATTGAAAAGAGCGATTCAAGACAAAGTAGAGGACTTGTTATCTGAAGAAGTTTTGACCGATAAGATTGTTGAAGGTAAAACTTACGTAATCAAAGTCGAAAACGAAGAGGTTAAAGTAATTAAGAAAGGTCGGTAATTAAAAAGGGGGATATTTCCCCCTTTTTTTATATTTATACTTATGAGTAATTTTTCAATATTATTAGATCGTTTCAAGAAAAGGTTCCCAAATCAATATCAATCCAAAATTGATATCATTGAAAAGTTTGTAACTGATTATATTGAGAAGAGAAACATAAATGTAAAATTTTTAAATTCTTGTTCCGTAGGATTCAAAGGAGTTAGAACAAGAGATCAAGTTATAATTTGTTCTCCTGTAGAAATGGAAAGTATTGGAGATTTTTTATATACAATATTTCATGAAATCAGACACGAGCAACAAATGAGAGACATTAAAATGAGGAACCCTCTCACTGATTTTGATTTGTCCGATTTCGAAGAACTTTATCAACAATATTGGGAAATGGAATTGGATGCTGATCAATTTGCTAAAAATATGGTTGCTAAATTGATTATAAAATTGAACATCCCTTTAGAGATAGCTAAAAAATACTTTTCATTATCACCATACGTAGAAAAGTACCCTACGTTGTCGAATATGATTCGAAGTAGTGTCTATCAAATTATAGAGGACATAAAAAGAATAAAAAAATCGGGTGGAGAATATACCGATATTCAAGACCACCCGATAGTTAAAAGACACATCGATAAGTTAGAAGATTTTATTTAATTAAAAGGGGTGAAATTGTCCTTTTGGAACTGACTTTTTGAAATGTAATTTATAACCCAAATCTTCAATCATTTTTCTTCCCATTTCAATTCCGTTGAATACATCCTCGATTACTACGTATTCCTCTGGAGTGTGGTAATCGTAATATCCAATAGAAAAATTTATACAAGAAAAATCAAATTTTCCTCTCAATGCATAAACATCTGTGTATGGGTGAACCATATACTCCATATAGTCCCAATTCATGCCCTCAGTGAGTACCTTATTAACTTTTTCGAAAAATTCAGACCCTCTATCGAATAGTATCTGACCGAAACATTTTTCAGTGATCATCCAATTCTCAGGAGCATCGAACTGAATTCCATACCCCACATTTTCAAAAAATTTTGGGTCTGCAGATCTTGAACCGATACAACCGATTTCTTCGGACACAAAGAAAGCCGCTTTGAGATACGGTAACTCTTTCAATAAAGTAAGACATGCAAACACACCGCATTTATCATCCCCTCCGATACCTGTCGGGGTTTCTCTATCGTTAAATGCCTTCAATGATGGTTTGAGTTCACCTTGAGCGTTTTTCAACATCATTTCTCTGATGTTGATTGTATCGATGTGGTGAACTGTATCTGTATGTGATATTACACAAGGAAAATAGAAATCTTCTGGTAACTCTGAGGTTTCTTGTTTGGTCGCATAAACATTCATTTTATCATCAACATAATGATCAATATTGTTTTCGGTCAACCAATTAACCAAGAATTCAACCATACGATGTTCTTGGTGAGTTTTTGTGGGGATGCTCAAAACTTCTTTGAGCAAATTTATATCTTTCATTTTATAAAGATATAAATAAATTAGATTTCATCCAAATTAAATAATGTAGGTTGGTAAAGTAAGTTATAAAAATTATCTTCTGATAAAGATACTGTCTTTTGTTGTAATCCTTTTGATAATGATACACGAACTTTCATCTCAGGAAAATCAAACCCTTCAATTTTGAATCTAGTTTGTTTTTTGGGGTCTTTGGGTAACACATGCCATTCATCCTGATTAAATTTTTTGGTGACTCTAGAAGTCATTTCAGTAAAGTCATCAATATTTGCACCTTCAGCAGAATTTTGAATTTTTTCCAAAATTTTTTCTAAAGTTTGTTTTATACTTCTGTTGTAACTTTTATCGTCAAAATCACTATCCTTTTCATACTCATAATAATTTTCCATCCATCCACCAGGAGCTTCTTTTTCTTTGAAGTGACTTGATAAAATTTCTCTGACAGGCTGATGCATCAAATTTGTTCCAATATAGTATTTTAATAAATCTTTGACTTTTATATCAAAACCATCATTATAAATTTCTTCAAAATTCATGTCATCATAATATTCCTTCATTTCTTGGGGAATAACATCTTGTAGAGAACTTCTCAAAGCGGAGTTTCTTTCAGACCAATAATCGTATATCAAATCCTTAGTTTCATTTTTGAAATTTTCATAAAGCTTATCGGCAAGCCTACTTTTGAATCTCTCATTTCCAAAATCCACCTTCATGGGTAAAATTAACCTTGATATTTCAGTTAGTAACTCCGTATTCTCTTCATCAAGATTATCGAAAGGACCATAACCCTCATAAAATTGATCTGTAATTGAATATAGGTCATAAAATTCGGTACTTGAATAAGGGTTGTTCAATTCGCTAAGAAGCCATACATCATCACCATCCATACCCAACATTTTGTGAAACTGTTCTGAATCTTTGAATACTATTCGTATTATACTTTCGGATGGATCAAACCGATCTTCCTCCTGCATATAAGAAAATAACGGATCAGAGTTTATAAGATCAGATTTTGAAATCTTACCTAAAGCATAATTTCGTAAAGCTACGTATGGTCTCATTTGTGACATATGAAATAAATATCATTTTGGTTGTAATTGGAAATATTTATACTTACATTTGTACAACAATGGGGATGAACGGTATTGATTGACATTGTTGGGGATAAGTGGCACGTAGTCAGAATTCATCTATGACTTAAATCTATGGTGAAGAAAGTAAACGGCAATACTCTTGCTAAGATGTCTGCTTTAGGTTTAACTAGAGAAGCGTCTGTTGTAACTGCTTAATTAGTAGATACAACGTCAGGTCGAATGGGCATATAACCTAGGAACAGAAGCCCTCTAAGGTGGATACCACCCGAAGCGTATCAAAGGTCTCGTTCAGAGGACTACCTTATTACAAGTGAACTCGACACAGTTGTTGGTGACAATGTCAAAATAGGAACCATCTATTTCGGAAGGTATGAAAAACCTTGACCTAAACGTGTAGGCATTTATTGTCAAAGTGAGCAAGACGCGAGTTCGAATCTCGCCATCTCCACCAAATAAAGAAGGGGTCATTCGACCCCTTTTTTTTTAGTTTCCTTTTGACGGAAATCTTGTCCATCCATTGACCCATATAGGTTTATCTAATTCAGGTATTACCACGTCAACTTCTTTATTACTTTTTGATAATGCTAATGTTTTAAGTTGTTCACTTGTTAGAATTGTTGTTGCTCTACTAATGAAATTCAGAGTTGGATTGAATGTTCCAACAGAATTGTTTTCAAAGACAGATACACCATCTTTTACGAATTGTGCAGTTTCATTACTTTCCAAACTCAATCCACCTTTCATCCATCCCCAAACAATACTATTTTTCATAGTGAATTGGGTTGCTCTTCTGAATCTCAATCCGAGATTGTGGTTTGCTAACGCCGAACTAACATTTGGTCCAACTAAAATCATGTTGAAAAGTTTTGGATGGGTGTAAGGTTGAGCAGATGAGCCAGTTCCATCGTTATCACATTCAATACAATTACCAGCATCACCACTATCTACGAATTGTGGGTCTCTTTTGGCCACTCCGTTTGTAATCATTCCTGTATAACCAAAGTCAAAGTCGAAATCATCATCTGCGGTTGCGAATGCATAAAGATTTTTACCATTTACGGTTCCACCAAAGAATTCGAATGCGTCATCGTTAGCGTATATTGTTTGGATGTTTTCAAGAATTGTTCCGTTTCCTACACCACCTAAAGTAAGTGCGTTTATTTCAGAATTCGGCATCGCTGCGATTCCTGCGTATTCGATTCTAACGTATCTCATGACACCACTCTTATCAGAATCATTTGTTCCTCCATAAGGTCTTCCGATTCCACCTTCGATTGTAGGTTCAGAAGAACGGTTTGTCTTCGCTCTACCTAAAATTACTATACCACCCCAATCACCAGGAGATCGTTGTCCCTCAGGTCTACCAGACGTGAATACGATAGGTTTTG